CCATGACTCTCAAAGCATTGGTCAGAGAGCGTATCGAAGCTGGGAAAGATATGCCCTCTGATCTATTTAACGTGTTCGCAGGAAACAGAACCAAAATAATAAGGAAATAAACATGAACAAAGTACAAAGCACAATGGACCAAGGAACAAAAAAGTCCAATGCGGTAACTGAGAAAGTAGCTGCAGGAGCTTTAGCTGTTAGTCTGTTTGAAGCAGATGCAGATAAAGGTCTAGGTAATATGGGTCACGAAGATCTAGCATTACCTTTTCTTAAAATACTAGGACAATTGTCTCCAGAAGTTAATAAGAGAGATGGTAAATATGTTCAAGGTGCAGAACCTGGAATGATTTACAACTCTGTTACAGGAGAATTGTTTGATGGTGAAAAAGGAATTGATGTCCTACCATGTCATTACAAATTAGAATATATTGAATGGCAAGATAGAGGCGAAGGTTCTGGGGCTCCAGTTGGAATCCATTCATCGTCAAGTGATATACTTACAAAAACAAAAAGAGATGGTTCTTTTAAAGATAGACTTCCTAGCGGAAACTATGTTGAGAAAACTGCAAGTCACTTTTTAATTGTATGTGGTCAAACTCCAACGACTGCTCTATTGGCTATGAAATCTACACAATTAAAGATTTCTAGAAAATGGAATAGTATGATGGCTAGTATTAAGATGAAAGGTGCAAATGGATTATTTACACCGGCATCTTTTAGTCACATATACAAATTAAGAACGGTACAACAATCAAATGATAAAGGTACTTGGTTCGGTTGGGAAGTTAGTAAAGTAGGTCCTGTTGAGGATTCTTCTTTATATCAACAAGCTAAGTCTTTTGCTGAAAGTGTTTCAAGAGGAGACATTAAAGTAAAACATGGTGAGTCCAGCACGTCTGAAAAGACATCTGAAGCCCACTTCTAATAATTAATAAATGGGGCAAGTTAATTCTTGCCCCAAACTACAAGGGCATTTATGGAGAAAGAGTTTGGAGAAATATTTAGCGGGCTAAAAAGAAATTTTGGTATCGCTTATTTAGATAAGTTTACTATTGATCCTGAAACAGGAAAAAAGAAACCAGAAAAATATGGTTGGTCATTTAAAGAAGTAACAGATAAAGATTATTTTAATCATTTAAACGGTAAGACATCTATAGGTATTCAACCATGTGATGATGATGGCATGGTTAGTTTTGGGGCTATTGATATTGACGACAAAGAACACAGTTATTCAAATTTTCCATATAAAAAATATTTAGATATTATAAAACAAAATAATCTTCCGTTGATTCCGGTTAAATCAAAAAGTGGTGGTCTACATCTATATTTATTTTTAAAAGAAAAAGCTAGAGCAGTGTTCTTAAGAAATTTTTTAGAAGGTTTATTATTTACATTAAAATTAAAACCAACGACTGAAATATATCCAAAGCAAACAGAACTTGGATATGATGAAGAGAAAAAAGAATGGTCTAATGGTCAATATATAAATCTTCCTTACTTTAATGGAAGTGAAAGAATTGCAATTAATTACGATGGAACTGCTTTTACATTAGAACAATTTATTAAAATAGTTAATCATAATAAAAAAACAAAAGAAGAATTAGAAGAGTTTTCGCTTGCCCTTGTGAAAACTGTTTTACAGGGAGGCCCGGAAGAATTTAATGATGGTCCTCCTTGTTTACAGATCATGAGTAAAGAAGAATTATCCGATGGTAGAGATAGATGGTTATATAATTACATGGTATTTGCTAAGAAAAAATATCCTGATAATTGGCAAAGTGTCCTTAAAGCAGCTCCACAAAAATATTTTATAAAAGATTCTAATGGAGTTGTATTAGATGATTGGGGATCAGAAAAAAAGATATTAGATAAAGTTAGATCAGCTGCAAAAAATACAAAAGGATATACTTGTACTCAAGAACCAATTGTTAACTTCTGTATGAAATCAGAGTGTCTTAAAAGAAAACACGGTGTTGGATCTGATAGGAAGAGAATGTTTCCACCACTATCTAATTTAGTAAAAATTAATTATCCAGAACCAGAATATACTTTTAATGTGGAGTTACCAGATAACAAAGGTATTAAACAAGTTAGAGCTAAAGATATTAAACAAATTAAAGATCAAGAAGAATTAAGATCTTTAATTATGAAAACCGCAAATATTTATGTAGCAAAGGTAAAAGGAGATGATTTTGAAAATGTAATTGCTAAATTACTTCCTCCTACGGAAATACTTCAACCACCTAAAGGAACAACTCCTGACGAATTATTACATGAATATTTAGAAGAATATATTAATGGACCAAAAGCAAAGTCATATGCTTCTTTCAAATCAGGGGCTGTATTAATAGAAGATGGTCATTCATTTTTTAAATTTGCAAATTTCTATAACACTTTAAAAAATAAGGAGTGGAGAGAAGGAAAAGAAAGAACAGCTCAAAGGATACAGGAAAGATATAAAGCAGAGTTTGGAGTTAAGAAAAGATTTCCAAAATTAAACAATGAAACCATAAACTATGAAGCAGTGGAAACTGTTAAAATAAATTTAACGTTAGAAGGAAATCAATTTATAAAAGATATAGCTAAAACAGAGTTAGTTAAAATTAAAGGAAATAAGGACGTATTCTAATGATAAAGAAAGTATTGGGTCCTCCAGGTACAGGTAAGACAATGACTTTATTAAATGAAGTTAATAACTATTTAATGAAAGGTGTTCCATTAAACAAAATAGGTTATTTTGCATTTACAAGAAAGGCTGCTGCAGAAGCAAGAGAAAGATTTTTAAACAACCATAAGGACTATGTTAGGACCGATGTTAAATTCTTTCAAACACTTCATTCATTAGCTTTTCATACTTTAGGTATGAGTGAAGAAAATGTAATGCAACCAATTCATTATGAACAAATTGGAAAAGAATTAAGTATAAGAGTTAATTATTATTCAGAATCAGATGAGAGTGGTTATTTAAATTGTGATAATGAATATTTTAAATTAATTAATAAGGCACGTATTAAAAATATATCTATTGAAGATGAGTTTAATACAAATGAATGGAGTAGAGAAATAGATTTTGAAGTATTAAATCACGTCTATGAAAACTTTTTAAATTATAAAAAAGCTTATAATCTTTATGATTATACAGACATGATTACTCAATTTGTAAGTAATAAAGATAAATGTCCACAATTTGATGTTGTGTTTATTGATGAGGCCCAGGATTTATCTCCAATACAATGGAAGATGTTTGATATTTTAAATGATAAATCAAAAGATATTTTTATAGCAGGTGATGATGACCAGGCTATATTTGCATGGGCTGGAGCTGATGTTAATAGATTTATTGATCAACCGGCAATAGAAGAAGTATTACAACAATCTGAACGTATACCACAGGCTGTTCAAGAAGTTTCAAATATTATATTAGATAGAATACAGGGTAATAGAAAAGAAAAAATATATTTTCCAAAAAAAGATAGAGAAGGAAATATTATACAGGGAAAAGTAGAATCAATATTTAACTTTGATAATTTAGATATTAACAATGATAAATGGTTAATACTAACAAGAACAGTGTATAGAGCTTTAGAAATATCTAACCAGTTAAAACAAAATAATCTTTACTATAAAAATATGTATGGAAAAAGTTTTAATAATAAATTTTATAAATCAATATTAAGATGGACCTCTTTAACGGAGGGGAATCAAATCTCAATTGCTGACTGTAGAGATATCTATGATTATTTACAAGAACCATTTAATGAAAACAATTTTCAAAATAAAATGACAGTTAGAATAGAAGATCTTGGATTCAATAGAGATATGAAATGGTATGATGCGTTTGTAAATGCAGATCACAATGAAGAATTTTATATTAGAAGTATGCTATCCAATGGTGAGAAATTATCTGAAGAACCAAGAATAGAAGTATCAACAATTCATGCAGCAAAAGGTGGTGAATGTAAAAATGTTGTTCTTGTGTTAGATAATGCAAGAAAGATCAGAGAAGCTACTGCTGAGAATGTAGACAAACAAGATGAAGAGAATAGAGTTTGGTATGTGGGTGTAACAAGATCTATGGAGAATCTTTATTTATTTAAATCAAAAAAAGAAAGGTATGGTTATCAGTTATGAGTAATAAGGCATTTTTTAAACAAGTAGGAGGAGCACATTATAAAAAGTATAAGATACAGCCCTCTTTATTTATCAATAAGAATAAGATACTGTTTGCTGAAGGCAATGCAATTAAATATATTTGCAGACACCAAGATAAAGGAAAGAAACAGGATTTGTTAAAAGCAATACATTATATAGAAATGATTATAGAAAGGGATTATGAAAGTACCTCTATTTGAAGCACAGAAGGAATGGGTAGAACCAGAAGAGTTTCCTGATCTAAGATCTTATGATGAGATCGCAGTAGACTTAGAGACTAGAGATCCAGATTTAAAAAAGAAAGGATCAGGCTCTGTTATAGGTAATGGAGAAGTAATAGGTATAGCTGTAGCTGTTCCAGGGAGATCTTTTTATTTTCCTATAGCGCATGGATCAGGTCCTAACATGGATCGTAAGAAAGTTTTAGAATGGTTTAAAGATAC